AGGTAATCCTTGAACGATTTCATTATCATCCACCGCAAAATGAAAGGACACTTGATTATTGTTACTAATCATATAAGCAATTTCATTATTAGCCGAAGCATCGTTAGCCGTATTGTGAACCGTAATAAATTGAGGGGTCATGGTGTATGGTGCTTTAATATCATATTTACTAGATGCTACTAAGTTTTGTCTGATGTTTATTGTCATGATTATTCATCTCCTTTTTCTTGTTCAGTGATTTCTACTTCTTCCGTGTATGGGGTTTGCAGCACTTCAACTTCACTGTCATTTGAAAGGATATCGTAATGATCACCGTTTAATCTCATAATCGTCATCCCTTTTTCAACCAGTGTTAAGTTACCTAGTTGAGTCTTGATATAGAGCTGACCAAAGCTGTAGTGGAAGTTTTGAGTTCCAACGAAGTCATGTATTTCTACCCAATTATCACCTGTATACTCTATTGCGACTACCTCCTCGGACAATGTAAAACGTAATAATTTTTTCATTGGTTATTCATCTCCTTTTAAAATCTTAATGGTATTTTTTAATTTAGTAGGTACGGGTAAGCTCGTCTTACTTACGTTCTCTAAAATTGAGATCAACTCATTAGCCATATAAAAGAAGATGACCGCATCACGTAACAGCTGGCCATCTCCCAATATAATTTGATCTAATAAGTGACCAACCGCCACAAGTGATAAGATCATCACCTTTTTAGCAATCCCTTTAAAGCCGATTTGACTATTTAATTCTCTCAAATAACTAGCCACTGCTACCCCACTCACGTAATCAATCACCATAAAAACGACTAATGTTTGTAGAAGCACCGTCCAACCTCCAAATAAAAAGGAGGTTACCATGCCAGCAACTCCTGTTAAAATTTTAATTGTGTGTTCCATCATTTTTTTGCTCCTTATGTCCTAATTTATTATTCCGATTGCAAGCCAATTCGCAGTATAGGACTGTACAAAAGCCTGCAAGTCTGTCCCTCGCAAAAGAGCATCTGTCGTAGTTCTCGAAACTACCTTAACCGCCGGAAAGACGAGATCCGTTGTGGAGGCACCAGCTGTTGCCAATACCAAAGGCTCAGATGTATAAGATTCTCTAAATTCTACTAATCCCTCGTAATATCCTGTCTGCGTCCCCACAAATCTCAATGTTGCTGTCCCCCAATTTATTAACAAATTACCAATTCTAGCTGATCCAGCATCAGCATTTCCGTTTGCGATAAGCCCTAAAATTTCGTTGATTGACCAGTTAACATCAGCTGATCCATTGAAAATTTTTGATGTATTGCCTATCGTGATTGTTCTTTCAGTGGCTAATTGATTGGCTCTTGTAACTGACATGTCATAAGTTCTGACAGCTCCTACCGCAATCGGTAATTCAAACCAAGCTCCCCACACTGTTCCGTTCTGGTTACGTATAAACCTCCTAATCCTACCACTACTTTCATGGTAAGTGGTAAATATTTGAGTACAGGCCTCCCTGACATTACCGCCGTGACGTATAACTTGCAAACTAAAAGCTTCGTTCAAGGGGGTGTTCGGCATTGTTGTTGCCTCGTCAATCAAAGGACAATTGTAATTACCGGGTGTGAGGACATCGTTTAAATTAGTATTGACCGTCAACCTCGTCGTCGTTGGATTAGCTGTGACAGTTATGTTTGTAGTTCCATCGAATGCTACATCATTGATCGTCCGTGGTGTTTGTAAGCGTGTTGCTGTGTCCGCTCCATACTTCCATTCGCCCCAACCGTTAAAGCCTCGGAATCGCATCGCTTTACGATCTCGTGTGACGGTATTGCTTGACCGATAAACCTCGATAGCAATGTGATCTCCATTATTAGATGTTAGATAGGCATGACCGGACATTGAGTTTATACCGTTCCAAGGACTATTTAACGACCCTATGTCGGCATAGACCATGACTGACTCACCATGTCGTAGTCCCAGTACTGTGTTATCAAGCGCATCCCAATCGGTCACTTGGATTCTGCGTCTGATGGGTAAATCATTAAACGTATTTTGTGTCACACGACTATTCCAATCTTGACGCTCGTTTGCAGTTACGTGTCGAGTGCTATCATTAACATGAATATTAAAATCTTCACGACTGATTATATCAAGATTATCCAATCTTTTTTCAATTTCATCCGCTCGGATATTAGCATCGTCAATCTGCTGTTGATTCTGCTTAATAAGCTCATCGACATGATATCTAAATGCGTCAATCGTCTTTTCAAGATCTAATTTTGTCTCTTGTAGTTCGTTTCTTGTTTCTTGTAATTCTTCTCTTGAGTCTGACAAATCAGCTTGCATTTGATGATTGATTTCCTCAACGCGGTTCGTGATTTCAAGGTCAATCGCATCGATTCGATTATTAATAGTGCTATCAATGATATCGAGTCTGTTATCAACATGCTGATCTATCTCATCAACTCGTTCATTTAAATAACTGTTAATTTCGTCTATTCTTTTATAGACTAGTTTAATTAAATCCTCAAATCTTGCTACATAAAAATCAGTCATTTCAGGTAGTTGTTTATCTAAAAATGACTCGGTAAAAGTCGTCTCAATTTCGGCTACATCGAATGATTGACCATTGATAAATTCGATATAAATGTAGATGATAACAGGCCCTTCATATTCAAAAAGATCGTTAGGAAGGACCAGGCTCACCCTTCCTTTTTCGGCATCTTCAATCTCGACTTTTCTTTCAAATTTTGTTTCGTTTGAATCGAAAATATAAGTCGAAACTGAGCTTACAAAATTAAAAGCAAACACAACATTTTTAGCCGTTGTTAAGTCTAATTCTTCATTATTAAGCGTAAAATTAACGATCTTTTTACCTGTTTTTTGGTCAAGTGTAAAAAATTCCGTGCCTGTTTGAATTCTTTGCCTGCGATTAGGGCTAATATCTATCGTGAGTTCATGGGACTTAAATACTTGATCCATCTTACTCACCTTCTTTTTCTTTTTTTATTGCATTAAGTTGTTCATGTAATAATTGGTTTTCGGCGACTAATTGACTATTAGCAATCTCTAAATTAGCTATTTTAATGCCTAAATCCTGCAATACTTTTATTTCTGTATGAATCATGCCTTTACCCCCTTATTTAATGCATTCTTTTAGTTGTTCACATGCTAAAGTTCTGATCTCTGGCATCGTGGCTTCTTTGCCTGCTGTGAGCTTTAATCTTCCGTTGATAAAGGTATGACCATCTTTTGTTTCCATCAAAATATCGACTTCCAACTCTTGCTTATCTGAATTTTTATCAGGAAGCATTCGCCCAGCCACTTGTTGCAGTGGGACGTCCAATGGTCTGATTGCACAAACTTGTAAACGCTCATTTATGAGTGGGTTATATTCGGTTACTTGATCTTCCATCATTTCATCTCCTAACTAATTTTAACTACACCGTCCATCATAAGTCCTGTTTGGCCATCTTCACCGATCCAAAAACCTCCTTGCGGATTTGGGTATTGATTGGCTATCAATGTTCCTTCCATTCCATCAACCGTGTAAGCAACCATTGCCAACTTGGTATTTTTAACAAATCCAGTTGTCCCGAGATTTCTAACTTTTAAAACTTTGTTATCTCGTAAATCAACATCACCCACACCCTTAAAATTTACATCACCGCTTAATCCAAAAGCATTCATTTGCACGTCACTGGCAAACGTCGCTTGATTAAATGCAAGCGTCCCCGATGCGCCATTGACTTGGACACGCCATGCCCATTGGCCAGACGGTTGGTTAAATTGTGCGCTCATTTGGCTAAAGTAACCATTTGACGCTGCTGTTGATGATCCACTTATCCGTCTTGCAGCTAAAGACACCGCATGGACTGGATAGGGACTTGAGGTCTGCTGGAGCCTAATCACACCACCTACTTCTTGTCCGGATCGACCGGGGTCAAACACCCTAAAGCTTCCCTGGTTGATTCTCGAAGCAACTTGAGCAAGTGTCCCAGACTGCCCTGGATTTATTGTAATTTCTCCATTGTTGATGTCAATGCGGTTATTTCCGCTTTCACTCCTTAACAATACACCTGTGAGTGTTCCAGTGCTAATACGATTAGCATTAAGTGTATTTGTTTGTATCCTATCCCCATTTATGCTACCTGCCTGCATGTGTACTGTTTGAATAGCGCCACTTGCAATTTTATCAGCCACAATCGCTCCTGCTTGGATGTGTCTCGCTTGGATGGCATTGGTATCAATCGCGTTAGCTACAATTTGATTAGCTCCTATATGCCTGGCGATAATGGCTCCTGCTTGGATGTTGTTAGCAACAATGGTATCACTGGCGATTTCAAGTGAGGTGATGGTTCCAGCTTCAATAGCTCTTGCTGTGATGGTTTCGGCTCTAATGGCTCCCCCGTCAATCTCGACACTGTCCATGTATTGCCAGTGATCCATTAAATCCCTCACACCACTTAAACGTTGCTCATTCTCTTCTAGAGCATCCTCTAAAGTGATTAAATCTCCCTCTAATTCGTCAATTTTCTTCGTGTTGGCCGTTTGAGCCGATACCTCAATGGACCACTCACCTACTACGCCATGATGATTAACCGCTCGGCAACGATAGAAATATTGTCTATTTGTATCCACGATATGACTAAAAGCATTGGCTCGACCTCGATAAATACGATCAAAGTCGTTAGGCACAAAGTCTGAAACGACCGAGGCATAAAGCTCAAAATATTCAACATGAATGCCTTGGTTATCCCAAAATAGATGAATTTGACTAAACCCACCATACGCTTTAAATCCTGTGACTTGACTAGGGGGAATATTGGCTATATTTTCTCCGGCAATGGTTGGGGGGCGGTTATTGATGTTGTGAATGCTATCCTCCATGTCTCTAATCTTATCTGATAATGAGATTCTCGAGTCTCCAATTTCTAGCAAATCATATTGGTCCAGCAAGACATTCCAACGAATCCGATTAATTTTAGCCCTTGCCCTGATGCCTAGATTCTCAAAATAAACAGGCACGACATCACATAAATTAACTCTTTCGCTAAAGAGACCTTCAAACCCTAATTCCTTCGTTAAATCTACAAAAGATACCGTTAGACTCACTTTAGGGACTCCTACTTCATTGTCCCTAATATACTGCTGGGCTAAGCTTCTTAATCTCGATTGGGTGGGCATTTCCTCATCGCTAAACTCGCTTGAAAAATCAATGTGCATAATTCGTCTGGTTGGGTATTTATCAACATGTTGACTATCCACGATTAACTCATCTAGTGTGATGATGATTTCTTTGCTGTCGTTGCCATTTTCATTAAATTCACGATAAACAGCATAAGGGTAAAGAGAAGTGTAAGTATTAGATATGTTTTCTTCTTGTTGTAAGTCGGTTAGATTACGACCATAGCTTATCAACGTATTCGCATTATTTCCTCGATTTTCTAGTAAGCTGATGTGGTAGTTATCAAATTTATATTCACCGTTCCAGATATCCAAAATTGAGCCTTGAATCCCACCTAGTACATGTCTTGCATTATCAAAGTCCTGAATGCTTAAACTCGTTTCTCTTTCAAGTTGAATGTCCGAAAAAACAGTGAAAGGATTCTCGTCTATGATCTGATCCTTCCACTGTTCCAAAACACGCTGACCATTCCCATTTAAACTCACATTAGGGGTCAATGATAAATCTTTGGTTAAGTAAGAGACGTGTTCTGCGTAAACTTGTACCACGCCATCCATCTTTTTATTCATTTGCTTAATTCTAAATTGTTGATTTTTTAACTCATGACCGGCATCGACTTTAATAATCCGATCATTTTCCAGCCAATTAAAAAGAGCTCCGTCGATGGGATACTCCATTTCTAATTCAAATATTCCGTTGCGTTCTTCCGTAACCAAACAAGAAATAGCGTCTTTTAAGACTCCTAATCCTAAATGTTTAAAATTAGTTTCCATCTTATCATACAAAATCGGTAAACTCATGATACCAACGCTCCTAACCGTGGGGTGATGTACATTTGCTCCACATTGTCACTAAATGCGATGGTGTTATTTCCGGGTTTTAGAGTCGGGAACGGATAGCTAAAGATTTTATCAAACTCGGTAAATTGCCCATTAGCACTGGTAACTGTTTGGCTCTCACAATCAACTGTAATCCCATTAAGGACGTTTCGTAAGTCTAATAACTCGCCACCTATGTGTATCTGCATATTTCCATTTCCGATAATGCGAATCAGGGGCTTAGCAGGAATATTATAAGGGTTATGAATGTTGGCACCGTTTGCTATGCTTCTTTCCGTCAATGAGGAGGCTAAATATTTAATGGGATGAAATCTAAACTTAAGGACAGTCTTACCATAGCGGCTCAGGACTCTTTGCGTGTCAAAGCCTTCATTGACAATAGCTTTATAAATAAAATTAGGATCGCCACTCCAAGTAAAATCATGATACTTAACATCCGTGCTTAACCAGTTATGGATATTATGAATTAACTGCTCGATATCCATGCCACTAGGTGGCGTTAATGTACAGGGAATAGATCGTATCACTGACTCATATCGTTGTCGATCAAGAACTATCTCGCCATCTCTGCCGTCAACTGCTATAAATTCAATGTCTCGATTGGGCGCTGTAAAAACTAGATGATTCTCGATTTTTAAGTACATGTCCTCACTGCTGATGTTTTTATAAGTAAACATTACATTTTAACCCCCTCACGTTGTGTCATCCAGGCGATGTCTTGCATGGTTTGACGAATGTCCTCTTTATTATTCCAAACGATGGTTGCCCCATTAAACAAACCTTCGTTGTGATTGACCACACTATTGTCATAAGTGCTGCTAGAGTTGTTATAAGAGGCTGAGGCGACTAAGCCTCCACGCCCTGACTCAATTAATGATTCTGCTGAAATTTTAGGTATCCGGATCATGTCATCATTGATACCAGTTAAGGCTTTACCAATTACATTTGAGTTTTCTTCAATCCCCACTGCAATCCCTTCTGGGATGAAGCGCCCCACTTCATCTCTCATGACCCGTGATGGCGAGTTGATATTTAGTGCATTTTGCATCGTTCGAGTGACTTCGTTAGCGATGCTCCTTGCTGTACTCAACACTCTGCCGCGACCGTTTAACAAGCCTTGATTAAGTCCTGCCATGGCATTTTGACCAATTCCACGAAAATTAGGGATCAAGGTATTTAGGCTTCCTGTCATGGTACTGACGCAGCTTCTTACCGTGCTGTTTGCAGTTGCGGTTTGAGTTCTTAACACACTCACGACAGCAGTCATGGCGCTTCTAGCAAAATTTGGCCACTGTCTCATGTTTTGATCCATGTCGCGGCTCATGCCTTCATAGTTCTTGGTGACATCATGAGCGCCGCTTTTGGTGTCTTTTATCATGTCGTTATTCATTTTATTAATGCTGGTGCTCACTAAATTAGTATTGTTATCAATCCCAGTCGCTATTCCCTCGACAATGGGTTTTCCAACCTCATCCCTTGTGACACGAGATGGTGAATGAATACCTAAGTCGCTTTTAAATCGTTTATTGATGTCTTGCGCGATGGTACTGACATTAGTGTAAAGGTTCCCACTCTCGGCAAGCATCCCTGACGTTAACCCTTTGACCGCATTGGTTCCATGATCGGTAAAGGCTGGCACAATAGTCTTCATTTCTTTATCCGATTCCTGCACCATGGTGTTAGTAGATTTTCTAACTTTTGGCGTTTCCTCTTCTATCCCACCTGAAACTTCGTTAGGGATCAGTTTCCCAGCATCTTTAAAGCCGCCCTCACTAAATCTTTCAGTTAAATAATCTTCGGTGGCCTTTGCCATAGCGTCACTCGAATTATTAAGGGGTTCTTGATTTTCCTCTATACCCTCTGCTGTGTTCTCCGGGATTTGTCTCCCAATACTTGCAAAATCGGCTTCTTCGATGGCTTGAGCTAAGGAGCCTCCTACCCCTTCGGTAATATAACTCTTAATAGCCTCCGCATGTTCAGGCTCAAAGTCAAAGGCATCCACCAACGTATCCGCATTTTTCTTATGAGCATCATGCCATTCTGATTCGGCAGCTTTGACAATATCTACCCCTTCGGTTTGCATCGATTGCAAAAGGGGTAAAGATTCAATTTTATCGGCCCCTATGGCTTTTAAATACTCCTCGCTAATTCCACTTGCCACAAGTTCTGAGTAAATGGCAGTGTGTTCGTTGGTTGCTTCGATGATGTCTTTCTGATTTTGTTGAACAACATCCCAAGTAAGCTCTGCATTTTTTTCATACTCACCTGTCAAGTCGCTTAGTGACTTTGACACATTTTCAAACATATCCCCGACACTTTCGACAACGCCTTGCTGTGCATCGTTTAATTGATCCAAAGCCCCTATTTGACGATCAACACTTTCCTCTGTTGCAAACGCCATTTCACCAAACGAATCGACATATTTATTTTCTAGGTCTTCGATGGTTTCAATACTTTCTTCCCATTGACCTTCAAGAACCCCAATCTCATCCCCAAGCTCTCGTTTAGTCTCAATTAAATCTTCTTCGATGATTTTTAAGCCTTCTAAGAGTTCTGCATGCTCCTTTTCTGAAATGATATTTAGTTGTAGCTGATTATCATATTCAGCACGTTGATCTTTTAAATCCTCTAATTTTAAATCAATCTCAGCCTCTTTTTGGAGCATTTCTACCAGTTGCTCTTGGATGGCTACCGATTTATCTTGCTCAGCATAGAGTTTATTTTTTTGTCGAATCTGATCGATACTCATATTTAAATGATCGTTTTCTTCATCGTATTGAAGGTTTAGCCCTTCGATTTCCCCGTTTAGTTGATCGACAATAAGAGCCATCTGGCGTTTTTGGACAGCACTTTTATTCTCAACGCCTTCCAATTCTTTTAATTGTCTCACTAATCTGTAATTGGCATTCCGATTAGCGGTAATTGAATTAACATTCTCCTCATGAGCCGCTTTATTTTCTTTGATGGAGTTTGAAAAGTCATCCATTTCTTCTGCGAGCGCTTCTTGTTGTTCTTTTAATTCTATGCTTGCATCTGAACTACGGTTAAACCATTTGACTAAACCAATAGTTGCTGTTACAACTGCTCCAATCGCTGTCACAATAAAAAGGAAAGGATTTGCATTTAAAACTGCATTTAATGCCGCTTTAGCTGCTGTTAATAACATTGTTTTAGCTGTTAGAAGAGTTATATTCCCTGTCATAACGCCATATAATGTCGCTCCTATGCTTAACAATGAATTACCTAGGACTTTCGTAGCATTCCAGTTTGTTTGTGCAGTACTCATAAGTGCCGTCTTTTTAGCCAGTAAAGCGGTCTTAACCTCAGCTAGAGTAAGAGCACCAGACATTTTACCTAATAAAATAGTACTTAATGATAGCTTATCATTAGCTATGGTTCGTGTGGCAATTTCTGTCATTGTTAAAGCGTTATATGTTTTTTTGACTACTGTGGCAGCTTCGACTGCCTTGCTTGTCGCTAACAAAACACTTTTAAATGTAATCATGACCTTGTAAGCTCCAAAAGCCACTATGACACCCATAACGGCTGCTTCATATCTGTCAAGAAAAATGATAGTTGAGGCCGCAACTTTCCCTATCGTAATTAAAACTGTCTCGAATGTATTTCCAAATCGAGTAATATTACTTTTTAGTGAGCCAAACCGCGTCTCGCCTAATGCATCGTCTAAGGAAGTCACGATACTAGCCATACCACGAACCGTAGAAGTTTGCATATTAGCAATTACACCTTGCCAAGTGGTCCCTGCGACTTTGGCTGCACCTGCTATACTTTCAAACTCTCCTTTACCATTTCTAAACGCATATTCTATGGTGTCGAAGAACTCATTAGCGTCTAAAGTTCCATCACTAAGCGCCTGCTTAACATCCGCCATACTTTCTCCAGTTGCTTGTGCAAAAATTTGAATAGGATCAACTCCTAAGCGCCGGATGATTCTATCTAATTGTTGCATGTTAACATTTCCAGTTGCTCTCATTTGAGTCATGGCATCCATAACATTATCAAAAGCGTCTGCCGATCCATCTCCAAATTCTGAAACAGCATCTGCCCAAGCCTCCATAGAATCAATGGCGCCATCCATATTATTGCTCTGTATCGCCAACCTTTGCACAGAATGAGCGGCTCCATCGAGTGTATAAGAAGTTCCTGTTACTGCATCACGAACACGCTCCATCCCCCGCTTGGCTTCTTCGTTCGAGCCGGTGAGACGTGTCATACTTCTTTGGAAACCATCCAAAGTATCTAAGCGTTTAAAAGCTCCATCCAGTGCATTCTTAGCCATTGACAGTGCTTTAGCTGCTGCTTTCCCGGCCATCATACCAAGCGCCGTATTTTTCAAACCTTTATCTAAACCCAGAAAACCTTTTTGTGTTTTTTGAGAGCTCGCTGTTAAGCCATCCAAGCCATCCCTTAGCGACCCTACTTCTTTGTCGTTAACTTTGACAGCTATCTTTACTGTTCCATCTGCCATTTAGCTTCCACCTCCTTCGCAAGGTAGGGCGTATTGTTTTTTAAGTTTTTTCAAATCCCTTTTTTCTTCTGGTGACATCCCTTTACGTTCTTCGCGTGTCCGAATATCCAGTACAGACATAAACTTTGTCCCTTCGGGCAATCCGTTTAATAAAGCTTTAAATTTATACCAGTGCAACTTCCCTTGCTGCTCAATAAGATCAATCCCGTAAGCCTGCATAAAAGAGGCATAAATATATTCAGCATCATATTTTAAATCGTAATTTTTTGCTTTTTTAGACATTGGTAAAGGATTTCCGTCCATATCAAGATCTAATTCTTCAGCTTCAGAACCTATAAATTCTTTCACTAATGTGTTAAATATTTGATATTGATACTCTAATGGCAACAAAAAAGACACACCCAGCAGAATGTTAATTCCAAAGTGTATCTTTTCTATATCGGTTAAGCTTTTATCGTTTAAAATTTCTAAAAACAAAAGTACGTTATCGAATGCCATATCGACTTGATAGACAATGTCTCCAATCTCTAGAGTGTAATCCATCCTGTGATTTAAAGTAAACATTTTATCAACTCACTTATTTTTGAGCATTTAAAAACCACTCTGAATGAGTGGTCAATCTATTTGACTATGAATTTATGCATACAATCACTACAATAACAATCATAGCCATTCTTCTTCCCCGTAAATCCAGCAAGGGTTCCAGTTGGTCCAGCTAACATTCCACCAACAGCAGCTTTTCCAGCTGAGAATGATTTTTTATTCTCACCCAGGACGGATATGTTGTTACTGTTACATTTTGGGCATTGCATGGTGTGTGCTGTGGTGCTTGAACCACCTTTCCTTTTCGCTTGTAATTGTCTATCAACACTCGCCTCGAGTTCTGCACGTTCCTCGGGTGACATATCGTCCCTGTGTTTATTTAAACTTTTATTTAGACAATATAAAAAAATCAATAACAAAAATACTATATTAGAGACAATTATGAAATATATATTCATATCAACACTCCCCATTAATCTTTTCCCTTATTATACCAAGAAATAAAGAAGGTGAGAATCAATTTTTATATTTTTTTGCCTTTTCTTGTAGTTGTTTAGGTAATCCTTTAATGCCAGCCTTTTCTTGAAGGTCTTGCTCAATGCCAGCTACTACCTGCATGAATATACTTGCCACCAGCCCTAGATTAGGAGTTTGTTCATATACCTTTTCAAAAGCTCCCTTGCCTAATAACTCATCGTATAACTCCGCCACTCTATTCTTAAGCTTTTCAAATTCTTCCGACTCATCTAACCCCTCTTTTTCCAGTGCCTTTTCCAAATCATGCATTTCGTCAATAAATTTCTTAAACCTTTCAGCAAAGGGATTATATACTTCGTCACTTGTGTTTGCCTCAAATTTTAATTTACCAATTTCCACTGGAATCTTAGTGTCAATAAAACTAATTTTAACCGCCATTTGTTCTCCTCCTTTAAGAGGAGCCGAAGCTCCTTAATTTTCTTTTTTACTTTTGTTTTGCCGATTTTACAGGAGCTTCTTGTGTTTCAATCACTCCTGAAAAAGTACTTATTCCGCTTCCGCCGCTTCCGTTTGTAATAGTCGGGATTTGATCATAGGTGATATCGCATGAGAATGTTTCAAATTCATCTGCAGAACCACCATCAATCACAATATTAGAGACAGTTGCCACTCCTTCATATGTCTTTGATCCATCAGCACTCACAACCTTGTGCCAAACTTTACGGTCATCTAAAATACCTAATTCCATTTCTGCAATCAGGTCTTGGGCCGGATCGCCTGCATAACGATATCCTTCAACCGAATATCCTTTCTGAATGGCTGTCACTGTATTCTCTGGTGTCCCATCACCGTGGTAAAATGCTTCTGTATCGACAGTTTCATCATTATTAGCGGAAATATCACTTATATAGCGTGATAATCGCAAATAAGCCGTTTCTGTTGGTGATGTTTGGGACAATGGTGCTATAAAGTGTTGACGTAAAGCATTTCTTTTTCTACTCATAAAATCACTTCCTTATTCATTTTTTAAAATCGTTAAATCTGCGTGTATCGTTAATTGATAATAATAATATCCATCTTCGGTGGCTTCTGTAAAGAAAGCCTCGTTTGAGACGGTAATATTTAAAAATTCATATGCTTCTGCTTCGGTGTTAAGCACGTCTAGGGAAACTAAAGCATTTGCAATGGTTTCAAGTGTTTTTAGTGCTCTTACCGTATCTTTCGTTTTTATGCAAAAATCATACTGGAGCCGCTTATCTGTTGCCCCATCAAAATACTTTCTTAAGGTTTGACCGCCTGGAGCTGATACGAGAGCAACTGTTTCTTCTGTATTTAACAACTCAATTTGAAGCGGCATTGGAATGTCTAATGTATCAATGTAATTGGCTAAATCTTTCATAAATGCGATCATGATAAGCCTATCCCTTCTAGATATGCTTTTGGCCATGTATGCCCATACCTTCTTTTAGCTACCTCATCCCACTTGGGGCCTGTTCCTGGTGTGGTATATTTTCTAAAAGTCACAATCCCGTTAGTCCCCTTGTATTGAGCCTTTCCGTACACCCTACGCCAGATGAGATATTCTCCATTGGCGGACACATGCCCAGTTTGTCTTAAGTCATGACTCCTTGCAGGCACGAAATGATTCATGTTTGCTAGCATTTGATTAGCTAAAGCAAATTGACCACGGCTTAAACTTTGAGGGGATACTTTGCTATAGATGTCCTTTAAATCAGTATCAATCGTAATCTGTTGTGTCATAAGTACTCCAACTCATAGCCCCAGACTTCTTTTTTATAAGGATGGTCTAATTGAATAACTTTAACTATTGTGTGTTCTCCACCATTAAAGACAACTTTTGATTCTTTTTTGAATTTTATAAATGGCGTAGTATGTGCTGCATAACAAAAAATGATTCCGTTAGCTACCTTCTTGCGCTCTTTACCTTTAATTTCATAAACTTCGTTTCTATCAATCTTCACAAATTCAACTTCGGTAGGCTCTGAATATTCATCTGTTTCAAAGCGAGTGCGTTCTTTAAGTTCTTGGTACATAAATGAATCATATAATAACCTTTTATCCACTTGCAGTGCTTTCATTATCCCAACCCCCTATTCAACAACCCAGTACCTGATAAATAAAAGTAAACATCTTCACAAACAATGGGTTTTTTCTCATTTTCTCCAGAGGGATTAAAGTTTGAGGTCTGACTAAGCGCTGTCCGTCCAATATGTTGTGTTTGAGGAGCAGAATTAAGCCCCTCAGTCGTCATGGATTCAGTCTCATAGAAATATTCAATCTGACACGCTAAGGCTTTAATATAGGCCTCTTTGCGTATCGGATAATCTGTTTCAAAATCATTAACAACATAAAAATTTCGTGTGATACTTTTTAAGAGATCAGACGCTTTAAAAAACAGTTTATAGTACTCTTGTTGGTCCTCTATGGGGGTAAAAGCTAATAGACTGTTATAGTCCGAATGAGATAAGTTCACGCTATTCTTAGCTGTCCGTCCTCTCATCCAATCACCCCTTTTTATTGAGTAAATCAATTAACATCTCTTTCGTATCGTCTTTATCAAACTCAATGCCTAACTTCGCTAATTCTTTACGCAATTGAGTGACGGTCATTTGATCATAGTCGATCTGTTCTTGTGCTGGTTCTGTATTTCCTGATCTTGGAGCAGCGCTTCGTGTCTCTTGCCCATCCTTATCTTCATAAGACACATAAATCGCAATCTTAGCATTGTCAAATACAATTAAATCTAAGTAATTTAGACCTTTGATCTTATCCCGATACCCATCCGCATCATATTCCGCCGGGATGATGGTCACATCATTAAACTTTTCAATAGGCGCTGCCACTTCAAGTGGGACTAAGATAAAATTAATGACTTTATCTTCAAATAATTGTAAACGTGCTTTAGGAACCTCAAGAATGGGAATCTCATTATCCAACATCCCTACACGACGATCAATCCCGTTAATGTTTTGGGTGTTAACAGTAAAGGTCTTAGACACTTTTTCATTATTTTTTAATTTTCTGTAATAATCAGAAGAAACAAACATCACTAAGTTTCCTGTAATTTCTGCATCTGTCATGTACTGCTCGGCTGCGTCAAAGGCATCCAAAGAGTTTTCAGTGGTGATGACTTCTGGAACCATTTTGGCGCTATGCTCAACTAAGCGCTCAACAGCTATCGTGTCTTTAGTAGGAATAGACACATGTTTAATGTGTTGCTCCACAACAAGGCTTGTATCATAAGATCCGTTTTCTTGTTGATCTAAGGCATCTAAGTCGTACCCCATCCAGATTTCATGTTCAAGCTCTAGGGTTTGCTTTGTAATTTCAACTTTAGAACGCTTATTTTCTCCATTTCTTACATATTTAGCGGATTGAAACCCGGTAATCTTGTTAACTCGAACCTCTTTAGCTCCTACAAAATCAGCTTCGGAGATGTCTTTGGCTCCACCTTTTAAGACATCCCACACTTTACTCTCAACTCTAAATTCTTCATCAACTTTGGCTAAATCTTTGCTATCTAATGCAATTGGCATATTATCTCTCCATTTCTATTAAGTTTTAGCGGCTGCTTGTTTTGCTTTCGCCACATTTTCATTCATGAGTTCTCTCCAGCTCTTTGGGGTGCTGCCTGTGTCGGTGGAAGGATTTCCACCTACTACAATTTGTGGGGTAGGTTCTGGCTTCGTTTCTTTAGGTTCTTCCGAATCAAACAAAAAAGGATTTTCTTCTTGTAGTTTCTTTAATTGATCGTCTAATCCTTTAACCCCATCATCTCCAAGCTCAAGCGCTTCTGTATCCAATAAAGCTTTGGTGGCTTTGATGTTGCGTGCCTTTGCGTTGGTTAAAGCTAATTCGATCGCTGAATTTTTCTTGGTTTGAATTAGATCAGCTTCATAGTTCGCTTTATCTGTGTCGTATTGAACTTGGAGTGTTTCGAGTTGTTTTTTCAACTCCTCACTAGTCCCACCTTCTTTCTTTAGTTTCTCGATGTCGGTATCACGCTTTGAAATCGACTCTTCTAAATTCGTGATTTTAGTTTGAGCCTCTGTCAAATCTGCTTTGACAGCTGTCACCGCTTTACCGTGTTCCGCCATGATTGAATCAATAGCTTCTTTTTCTAGTCCTAAATCCTCTAAATATTTTCTTTTCATCAATATCTCTCCTTCACGTTTTTTAACGAGGGTTACGACCTCAAAAGGTTCTAGTTTAACGTCATAGGGGACGAATAAGGCATCATAAAAAGCACGATCTAATGAGTGTGCTTGTCGTATATCACTTCGCTGACTGATAAATCTAACTTAAAATGATCTTTGGCTACCATTAACTCTACGGTGTCATTTAAGATGGGTTGTCTGTCTGCTATCATGTCATCAGTCATGTGATCTTTCTTTACCATTTTGCTATATCCATGTTTAGTGGATACTGCTTTGTTGGCTATGGTATTAGCTTTGATGTAATGCCTTTTTTCAGGTTTGGGTAAGCCGACATGCAGGTTTTCCATGATTGACTTTTGATGTTCATTATCCATCATACGGAAGACTTGATAGGATTCTACATCCGATTCTTGACGAAGCTGTTTGAGGAGATTAAATACCCAATCTTCAAATGCTTCTGCTTCTGATTTATGCGAATTGAGCACCGCTTTATAGATCCCGAATTCACCCAACAGAATAACACCACTCTGATATTTAAAATCCTCCCCTATTTCTTTTCTAAAGCGATCATCCATTTTGAATGTTCGGTAGTGTTTTTCTCTAAGAAGTTTCGTCATCGCTTGTGTCTGGGAATAGTCTAGCGCTACTGCTACATCTTTAGCGACCGCCCACCATTCACCCTCTACCTGCACAAATCTTATATCATGATTTAACCAAGTTTCTACTTTCATTATCATTTCATCATCTCCATTCTATTATTTTGAATGGAGTGGTGGGAACATACCCCACTCATTCTTTGCTCCACAACTTTTTAATGTCATGTTTAGGACATAATAAAAAGCCCTTAATGGACTTGATTATATTCACTTACATTTTTCGGTTATAAATATTTAGCTCATATGATCAAACAAGCCTTTATTATCTTTAATGACTTGATGTAAGACAACAGACAACTTACAAAGTTGGTTATCATGGTCAAGATTTAAATCATAAATGCTATTGATAGCTTCTAACAATTCATGCATTAATGTTTCTTCTTTTTGTTGGCGAGTTAATCTGGCATCTAATTTAATGGTTTGAGTCGTCGGTGAATATTCCCCGAAGCAATTATAGTTATCTAATAGATGCGCACTTTCCTGAACTTTTACTTGGTAACCAGCAATTTTAATTTTTCTTAACTCCTTATATTCGCCTTTATTTGTGCTATTAAAAAATGGGTTAATTTCATGACCCATTGGAAAAGTTCTATACCAGTCATCCATTTCAATTCCTCCTAGTTATTCCAGTTTTCTCGATATGCCCTTTCACCAAAATCGTCATGAGGGCGCTTGTTATACTCTTGCATGAGTAAATGCTTAGGTGTATAGACTTTCTCATTTTGATAATTTCGTCTTAACCAGTCTGCATCTTTAAGTAATTCTCTTATTTCCCCTTGCTGTCGTCTCAAAACCGATTTAGTCATGTCTACTCTGTCCGATCCTAGTTCTTCAAAGACGATCAGGCGTTTTTTTGTGGCTCTGATCCGCCTTTCAAGCTCTCTTTGCTTATTCCGCACTTTGGATTTTTCGATTGATTCTTCTGGATCAATTTGAGGCTGATTATCGACATTAACTCCTGGTATAAACGGCCACAAGGGGTGTCGGCATCCAATTCCCTGCGTGCCTCCTGGTTCGCCATAATCAAACTCATAAATGCTAGGATAACCACTGACAGCCTCACCAATTGGGCGCATATCCAAAACTTTACCCTGACAATACGCACAACGTTCTGCCGCATCCGTAACGACTCCCATTAGCGCCGTATAAACATCAAACTCTGACATTCTTTGAGTTCTTAGCTCATTGTAGGTGCGGTTAAAGGTTGACTTAAGAACAATATCTAGATACCTCTCCATAGACCAGATATGACCACCCTTATCTATAAACGTACTTTGTATCCCGCGACTAACCCATTCGATAATCGTTCTCTCCAAAGCTTGATGAAAGGTCATATTTCCAACGACATAATTAGCAGTCGTTTTATCCACGATGTCATTGTACATTCTTGATAAAGTCCCATGCCCATAATTGGTGCTGATTAGCGTCTGGTTAACATGGTTATTGATCTCAAGAAAAGTCTGATTTTTATAAGCATTAAGCGTGTTGTTAACGTTGATATTGGATGGCCTATCACCTAAATAAGGTTTTAAAGCCGTGTCTACATCTTTGATAGCTAACTTAGCACTGTCACTAATCGCCTTTTCTATTTGATGAGTGGCAAGACCTGAATAGCTGGAAAGCAATTGAATCACTTCGTTATTAACCATGCCAAATTCTTGTAAGGCTTCTAACTGCCATTGGTTGATATTAACCTTACCCCGTCTCTTTAGACGTTTAATAATACTACGAAAAATTTCAACCTCTAACGATCTGTAAATATCCATGGTTGGGTCTGTATAGTCAAAAATGTCCTCACGACTCATTAGATCTCACTTCCAGCGCCTAGCTCGATTTCCTTTCTTATCTGTTCATATTCTGGGCTAAACATCTTATCTTCTAATACCATCATCTTCAACCATTTTTCAGCTTCATCCTCTGGGATATCCCATATACGTTGCAAGGCTTCTTTTCTGGGGATGAGTTTGTTCAATGTCCCATGGCTATAATGTTTTAACAAGGCTTCTTTACTTTGAAAAACCCCATCGTCAAAGTCAATTCCGATTTCATCTTCGGTTGGGATTTTCCCAGTATATAAGGTTCCTTTGCGACCCTTTGCCTTAGAAGCCAATTCCAAGATTGATATAATAAGATGTCTCAAAAATGCCTCTATCTCGGTTATGTGGCTATTGCGAGTTTTATAGGTCTGAGAATCTTCTGATATGACCTCTGTAGCCGTCTTAACACTGTTGCCATCAAAGGTAAAGGTTCCGCTTGATAACTTTGTTTGCATCTCCAGTGTCCTGAAAAAGAAGTTAATCCCATCTATATAGGCTTGCGTTCTAATGTCACTTGTCAAATCAACAGGCATAGAACCATCCAAGATTCCATTCATGATTAAAAATAGATCTGTTTCGTCATCAATTGTCTGCTTAAGAACACCGCCCTCATCAGGTTTTACTGTGGTCATCCATTCCGGTATGGCTATCTTACGTTTTCCCATCTTATATTCCCAACCAAAGTTATCATAAGTATCGTTAATTTGTTTTAAGGTTGGTTTTGAGTTATCGCAAACACCCAGACCCAAAGGAGAAGAAGGCGTCACATTATTAAAACCAGCCGGCTTTAAGTAAGCAAATAAGGGCTTTAGCAAACCTTTAATATGAGCAGTCTCTTTTAATTTCTTATACTCATCCAATCTGCTCAAAGGCACCTCTTGCCCAACTAAATTGCTCTTTTCGCTACGATATAGCTCGTTGGTAATTTGATAACCGTCACCTTTTTTTTCATGGAATTCAAAGAGGGTGTAATAGATGGTTTTATCCTTTTCTGTTACTCTCGTTTTGGTGACTAAAGCGCCCTCATCAATTTCATTAGTGTTGCTTTTGAGAGGGTAGAAGGTTGTAGCCAAACACCAGCTTAACTTAATATTATAATGCTCATCCATATAAGGCCGGACCACTAAGCCACCCAAAGCGAACATCGGTTCTAAGTATTCTGAAAATCGCTTATGAAAGTCATTTTGAGCAAACACTTCTTTGATGTATTTATTAGCCAATTTATCAGCTATAGTAATTTCGCACTTTTCATTAAAAACAATTTTAGCCAATAAATTAGAAACTTCTTTAATCATATTTAGAGTCATGTAAGGACGTTCTTTTTCTACACGTTTGCTGTTGAAGTATTTAATGGTTGTGATTTGATTCGAATATAACTTAAACGTCTCTTCTATGCGTGCGTATTCGTCTGGTGATATGTTAATCTTAGGATGATCTAATGGCGTGCCTAACTCTTTACCCATGCCCATTCGTACACCTCCTCTCTTAAAAAAACTCTTGACTTTATCAACAATGCCCACCTATCCACCTCCTAAACGGTAAGACCTAAATCCCTTGCATTATCCACACAAAAATAAATAAACCCGTCTACGGTGTGATCTTTCTCCTTGATTACTTTAGGATCGTCATCATTCAATGTCTTCTCTTTCCATTTATAATTTCTGTGTTCTTCGATGAAGACTTGATTGTTTTCTGTGTCCAAATAAAAAAATCTACCTTGGGCAAGTAGATCATGAACATAGTCGATCATAATAACCTTTCTTTTCTTTCCGACAGGTTTTAGGCGTTGGCGATACTCATAGAAGTACTGATTTCTTAACGCTGCCTCAGCGCTATCTATTGTCCGATTTCTAATAGGCGCACCTCTCCAACGGTCATCTTTTGCTGTTTGAGAGATAAACTGATGTAAATCTGCTGATAGTTGACTAGGTGCTTTTTTTATGTTTTGTCCGGCTGGCGAATAATAATAAGTGTCTAATAAGATAACATTCTTTTTCGCTGTCAATCCAAAGCATAAGAATGTCGTAGCTGACACAGCATGCCCGCCATCAATACTATAATAAAGAGCGATGATTTTATCATCATTAGGTATCTCCTCTAAAGGCTGGAAAAGATTCATGTTATAGACGTTGTTACCTAGCCCTATAGCCTCACCCAAGTACATATAGCGATAATAGTCGTAATCTACTTCTTTGTATCGCTCTATCTTTCTGATGATCTGCTTAGAGTTATAGCCCCTTATATCATCTAAGTAAGTCGATTTATGAATGTAATAATTAGGGTCGCTGAGTTTGCTATCTTTATATTTGTTAGTCCAATGATAAGGGTCTCGATTTGTATTCCATGATTGCCATATGGTCACTTCTAAGCCTGCTGGCAAATCAGCACGAATAAATGTATCCTCTATCTTATCCAATTCTTCTACGCCGTCAAAAGCGTCCATTTCCTCAAGCCACACATCACTCACAAAGCCAAGTGGGATCTTTAATGATTTGAGCTTGTCTGGATCATCAGCGCCACTGAAATAAAACCCTGTATCCCATTTTTTGTGCAGTATGCGCATTGGACTTTTAGTAAAATGGAATTGATGTGCAACACCAGCCTCATAAAGTGCCCATTTAATTTGTGAGTAAACAGATAGCTCTAATGTGTTTGCAACTTTACGCATACAAATCGCATTAGACATCTTGTGCCTCATTTTCTTTTCAACTAGCTTCTGGGAGATGACAGATGACTTAGTAGACGACCGTCCACCATATAAACACTTGTGATTTTTAGAAGATATCCAAACGGGATAAAAGGCTGGGTTTATCGTTTTAAACGCATCATTAACCTTCGCCATTAGAATCACCATGCTTGGCTAGATAAGCTTCCATTTCAGCTGTGGAGTCCACAAATATAACTTGTTCAGCTTCTTTGCCAGTCATCTCATCAAGTTCTCTTTGAGCCTTCTGCACCTCTAAGCGCAACTTCTCTTTTTGCAACTTAGATTTCTCATCTACAGTCAAACGATCTTCATATTTGGATAGGAAATCAAGTGCCTTCATCTTGTCGGCCAACTTGATACTGACACCTTCCCGACCTTCTTTGACCTCTGTAATCAAAGAGGTATCCAAATCCATACTCTCTTTTAACCTAACGGAATTAACTTCTATTTTGCTACCGTCTTTAACTTCCTTTATTTCTCTCCCAAACTCTAAGTAATCCCCTATATCAGCGAAGGCTATATCGATCATTTTTTGTAAGACTGCTTTGGAATCTATATAAGTATCTGAGAATAGTTCTAATTTCAACCTGTCTATTTCTTGCTTAATCTTAGGATTCCTTAGGAGCCGACTTCCTTCTACCATTGCTGTTGCATAAGAGCAGCCGTAAGCTTTTTGATAAGCCTTGGTTGAATTAAAATACTTTAAACGATATAAGCAAAATAATTTCTGCTTGTCGTTCAGTTCCTCATTTGCATTTAGTTGCATCATAACTTCTTTGTGTGCAACCTTTTCTTTTGTGTGCACACTCTCAGTAGGTGCGCCCTTGTTCTTAATTTCTTTATTCCAGTGGCGAGATTTCCAAGACTTCACTGTATTAATAGATACATCATGTTTATTAGCTATGTCTTGGTATTTCATGCCGTCCTTGTAGTCTACAAGGGCTAGCCTCCACTTCTCCATTACTTCCTCACCACCTCACTAATCTGTTAGTTCTGGTTTTATAATCTCTTCATCCTCCGGCTGTTTCTGGCGATTCCCTGCCACACTGACAACCGCATCACACACTAGGTCAACAATACACACAACAGCAAAAGCTATCACCATGACAATCCAAATATTCATAATAACCCTCCAATTTAAAATTACTACCTCTAAATAAACACTACTCTTTAAGTCTTTTAAAGTCATTATCTCTTAAGACTTCGCTCCTCAAAATACCTTGATAGTTTCGACTCCCGTTTATTTCTATGAATGATTCTTCAACTACTGCGTATTTAACACCAGCCACATTTACACATTGTGTTATCATTGTCTATCACCTCACTATCGGTATTAAAAAAGCCGAACGGATTAGCTCGACTTAAATTTTTTCATATGTTTGTTCAAAAATATCTGGCTTACAAGGATATAACTCACCTTGCACACCTTGAATGATATAATCGCCTCTACTTGCTATATGGTCTCCCTCTAGCGTTTTAATGACTAACTGTACATTCTCAGTTCCTAAATGTTTAAAATAGACGATTCCTTGTTGTAATGCTTCCACCATCCATTCAGGGTCTTCTTTTTGCTTATAATCCCCTGTCCATTGGAATGCTTCGATTACTACTGGTTTCTTTTTATATTTTGCCATAGCTATTCATCTCCTTTATTTTTTTAACATTAAAAAGCCGAACCTATTAAGTCCGACTTATTCGTCATTTGATTGATATACTGCTTATACTTCGTGAGTGCCTTCTACGCCTCGTTGTTCTCTGCCCATCGTGCGCTTTCTTAACCACAACAAAGCTTCTTCTAGTTTTGTGATGGCCATAGAGTTCTCTCGGCAACGGAATTCCGAATTATTGAAATGTTCCAAACGACATATGACCATAGCTATAAGATCCTCGTTATTTACACCATTAACGCCACATTCTTTAATTGGTCCCTCTTGGAAATGGATTTGAGCAAGAATATCGTAGTCACTGTCCTTTCCGGGATATATAACCTTGAAGTTATGTGGTGCATTATATTTAAACTCTTCATCATGAAAAACTCTTGTATACTTAGATGTTAATAAATCATGTTTTAACTCTTTCATTTAAATTCCTCCAATTTTTTTCTAAATTTATATTCCTCCAGCTTTTTTAAATCGGAGTCACTCAAGGTGCTTAGATCTCAATGAAATAAGTCTTGGGCGACTCCAACTATATATTGAAAGGAGGAATCAAAATGGCCAGATTAGCACAAAGTTATGGCTACAAAAAAGAGGGTGTGTTTTAGCTAACTACTGTTGCGTGCTAATCTGACAATAACATAATAACACGTAGTGTAGTTCATATTGGTTCATTTTAGTTCACAATTTTATTTTATTTAAAGCCTCTATCAGCAAGTTATGCAGACTGGTTTTACTGCATCTTAACTTATCCATCGTTTGATCCCAATTTAAATTATTTAAATATAAACACCTTAACGCAGTGCGTTGCATTGGATCATCTAAACCATTAATCATCAACTCAATTTTTTTACACTCATTAATGGTTTTTTTATGTAAAGACTCATAATAAGCTTTTAAATCGACTAAGTCATTAATCGCCTCGTTACCGCCTTTAGCAGTAAATGGAGCTGGAGGCATATCACTCATCTGTTGAGCCTTGATGCTACTGATCTTAGACTCTAACTCCCTGATTTTGAGGTGTAGGGATTTTAGCTCTAACTCATATCCCTTGTATTTGGATAGTGCCTGTTTTTTATTTTCGATATCTGTCATATCCTACTCAACTCCAAATCATCAGCTTTGATAATCTCGACGATCGTATAAGGGCCATTACTATATGTGCTAAATAATTTATCTAAATTGTTAAAGTCACCAGTTACCTTCCCTGTCATAAAATCAATGGTATGGTAAGTTGGACCACATGGGTCGATAATAACATATCTGTAAAAGTAATCGTCATATTTTATGTCTTTTATCATCAAGAGGTCTCCAACTGAAATAGACTGATGTTTGTTATCACCAATGTTTATTTTCATTGTTCGTCCTCCTCTCTAAAACCTATAATCCCTCTTAATAAACCAATGGCTAACCACATTGGCCAAAACAAAGCTAACAAAATCAATATACAAAAAGCAATCCACCAATCGTCATAATCATCAAGGAGCTGTACCCCTCCTATTAACGCCAAAATTAACAATCCAATTAACCAGTACATAATAAAATATAACATCATTCATCCTCCTTTAATATCCACTCTAAAGCCATCATTTCTATTAGATTTTGATTAATCCAACCACTAACTTCCGCCATTTCAAGCTGTCTATTTTTACACTTAAAATGTTTGTACCATTCATAATATGTTTTGATTTCATCTTCCAGCTCTAGAATCTTCTCTCTGATCTCCTCTTCCTTTTTCATCATTTTTTCTCCTCTCAGAAGGGTAGGTCATTATCATTGATATTGATAGATCCATTATTTCCATTTGTATTACTTTGCTGTGATACTTGTTGTCTAGCTTCTGCTAATGATTGCGCCCCTTGTGATTCATTTCTTGATTCTAAAAATTGCACGCTGTCCGCTATAACATCCGTTGTATAACGGGTCGTTCCATCTTGTGCCTGATAACTCCCTGTTTCAATCCGTCCTTCCAAGCCTATAAGCGATCCTTTACGTAAGAATTTGGCCATGTTTTCAGCCTGTGATCGCCACGCCACACAATTAATAAAATCTGCCTGACGTTCTCCATTTTGATTCGTGAAAGCACGATTAACAGCTAGGGTAAACCTTACGTTTGCTATCCCATTTTGGGTATATTTAAGCTCTATATCCTTGGTCATTCTCCCAACTAAAACAACTCGATTAATCATTTCCCTTCCTCCTTCTCAACCTTCTTGAAATATATCTCATAATCATTCTTATCTGTCTCAACGTATTCAAATTTATATCCTCGACTCTTTAACCATTCAACCAGACTCAATATTTGATTATGATTAAAGACATATACAACACCTTCCTTTTGCTCAATAATATATCTGATAATCTCTGTGACCATTGTTTCATCGTCATTAGTTTCATTTTTTGTTTTTGAGCTTGAAGGCTTTATGTCAAAATTAGTAATACCTAACGTACAAAGTTTTTGACGATTTTTTGCACTTAAATTAGATTTACCATTCAGGTGTTGGGTTAGGATTGCAGGTGAAACACCCGTAATCTTTGAAAGCTCAACTATTTTCATTTCATGGTCAATCAGGTATCTAGCGACACTATTTTGGGGTGCATTTCTTTGCCAAGAACGGTACTTAATTCTTTTCTTTTTCACCTTTACACATGGTTCTTCAATTCCTAGCTTTGAAAGTTTAGCTCTTGTTTCGTGGCTTAGATACCTTGTTTCGGAAGACAAATATCTGCTGATAGCACTGACGCTTATGTTAGCCTTATCCGCTAATTGGCGCATGTTGATGCCATGTGTCTTTAGGTATTCTTTAATGGTCACTCCTCCACCTCCTCAATTTTCAGAATAATCTCCGACTCTTTGGAAAAATCAAAATTATCACTAAACCCCTTAATCCACCGGTGGTTATCGTTTGGTAATTTCCCCGCTTTGACTAAGGCATCTAATATAAATTTCTTAGCAAAAGCAATATTGTCTGGATCTCGATTTTTCTTAACCTCAACCCAAGTGATATGTATTTTTACCGGCTTTTCGATTTTGGGCAATTTACGAAAATACAGCATAATAGTTCTCTGGATACTTTTTTTATAATTATTGCCAATGTTCCAATTTGTACGATTTTTGTCTATATAGTCATTAAGGCTATCTAGCTTTAAGGGTATTTTAACGGTGTGAATCAAGTCTTATCCCCTTCAAACTTAGCTTTTAATCGTTCATATTCTTTACGATCTTTTTCTTCTCTTGCTTTATTAATTCTTTCAAGTTCTAATTGTCTCCGTTTTTCACCTCTATTTTTAAACGACTCATATTCTTCGTCTGTTAACACTTTTGCTCGATGTAAGTTTCTTGATAGAGTTTCATCATGATCTAAAACTTGTAAAACCAAAGGTTCACTAAGCGGCGAAAATCGAACTTCCACGTCATAAATATCATCAAATACATTTTCTTCATATTTAGCTATAAATACACCGCCACACCTTGTTCCGATGATGGCTGCTTTATCCCCTACGTATACCCCACCCACAAAATAGATAAATCCGATTTCTTTTCCTACAATATCGGTGTAACTTTCAATGATATACATTTTTATCACTCCTATATTCCAATTTTTTAACCGTCTCCTGATTAACTTTAATCCCATCTACATGATGCTTTTCTTTAAAAGTTATCCACCCTATGTCATGAGCTTCTTTATGACATTTTTTTGAGCACAATGCTATTAATCTGTGCTTGGTATGATCTATCTTTGTTCGATCCCTACCCATCCCGACAGCGTCTACATGGTGTATGTCTGCTTTTTTTCCACACGCTGCACATTTACGATGTATAAGGCACAAATACAGATAGTTATTAACCTCTTTTGCTAATGCGTGAACCTTAGGACTTAACGGGATATCATACTCAAACATAAAAGATAAAGTATGCTCAATAAATTCCCTAGCCGTCGTCATATCAACATCAGATAAAGAAAATGGTTTGCACTCAAATTCCTCAACAAAGTATGTTTTTAACGTCTCTTTTATTTGATTAATAGGTTGTCCAGTCGCTTTTCTTATGTCTCCGAACAGGGCATATATAAACATTCTTTGTTTAACTGAGATACTACGCCCATCATTCAACCTTAGCTCTGCTTCTTTTGGTATCTTTTCGATTTCTGCAAACCAGTCTGGAACACGGATCATAAACCATGTTCCATCGTGATGGTGTTTGCAGTCAACAATATCGACTTTATGCAAATATTGCATTGCCATCCGTCTCACTTTCGACTTCTTTTACAAATTCTTGACGTAGATCTTCAACTTCATTTTTAGGTGATTCCGGACTTTGCTGATGGAGCTTGTTTAGCTCTTGTGTGGTCTCTATGCTCATTTCACTTTCTTCATAGCACCCTTGTAACTCTTTAGGAAATGCTTTTCTAAATGCATGGCTTTCGGCTACTTTTATTATCATAAGACTGGGTCTTTTTGCCCAATTACTATTTAAGCTCCCATTATTCTTGCGACCTGCAAATTCATCAAAGTTTACATCGACCCCACTTGGGAATTTGCGCCCTTTTCTATGCACGACTGCCCAAGCACCTACAATCTCTTCTCTGTCTTTTAAATAAAATCCATTTTCCCTTCTGATTACCTCTTTACTTTCTTTATCTAGCAAGATTAAACCACTCTGCATCCCTTCAAAATCTTCGTGGCTAGTTGCCCTTTTAAAAATGACATCTTTAGAAACGATTAATTGAGCTGGCGAATCTCCGTATTTCACGAGATAAGCCTCGTTTATGTAAGGATTCAACCTCTGCGCTTTACAAAGTTGTAAGAACAAATAAGCTTCTGGATAAGTTATATTTTTGTTTCCATTCGACAGTAGGTTATAAATGATGTTTGGAGATAACTCAATGGCTCCGGTGTCGGTTTCGATGACCTCTACTGCTTCGCTATTAGTGTTGCCTGTTGGTTGTGTTTGCTCACTCATGCTCTATTCCTCCTAGTTAGTTTTAATTTCATACTCGATTCTTGCTTTTTCCATGCAATCCTTTAAAAATTTTAATTGAGTAGCATTCCCTCTCACAATCAAATTAGCCTCTAAAACAGGAGCTTCCTTTGCTTCTTTGCACAACTCCATAGGCTCAACATGAACAATGGGTCTATCTGGCTGAACTTCAACAAGTCTTTCAACTTTCTTGACTTCTGGAGCTTGCGTTTTCTCTACCACCAGTGGCGCTTTTGGCACTTCTTTTTCAGACTGCTTTTTAGCAGTGTCATGGATAAATTGTAGTGTTTTATTGATGTCGTCATTATCTTCGTACATCTTGATCCAAACATCAGGAATCATCTTTTCTTTTAAATTTTGATTGCACAGCTCACAAGTCGTTTTGATTAACTCCTTATTTCGGATGATGGTGTTTTGAGCGACTTTTAAGACTTCGGCTCGGTTTTTTAAATCGGTTAAAATTTTAGGCATCTTCGATCCAACGTTTAAGTACGAATCCATAACGGTAAGCTGCGAGGCGTGCCTTTCATCCAGATCATATTCTTCAATAATTTTTACAATTTCTTCCTTAATTTCAGCTTCTTTTTCTGCTTTCTCTTGTTTTTCAATTGCTTTGATTTGCTTGTCAACAGGCTTAATGACTTGATCAACTAAGGATACTAACTCTTTACAATCACTTTCAAAAACTGTAATAGGCTCAGACATTTTTTTCTTTGTATCTTTACGAAAGTCATCTATTGTCGTCTTAAGTTTGTTTAATTCCGTTCTTGTTTTCTTACAATCCGTTTTAGTATCAGCCGTCACTACTAAATTTTCATATTTAGCGAGTTCTGCTTCTAAATTTTGCTTTAATTCGTCTTTGTTAAAAACCACAATGGGTTCTACTTTTTTTATAACTGTTAATTCCATCCTAATCGCCCCTCTTTAAATTTTTGTAAGCCTCTTCAAAAAATTGGGCTCTTTCTTCCGATGTGGCTTGACGATAATTTTCGTATAGACCGTCCCAAACTTTCAAATTTGCGTCCCTTATTTTGAGCCATTCACCATCTAATTCTAAAACTTCTCTCGCGTGGGACTCGTTCGCATCACTAGGAGGATATCTATGAGCAATAATATCGCCAATTTTAAAGGGGTGCGGTTTAGCCCATTCTGGCAACTCTTCTAAAATTTCATATCTATTCTTAATAAATTCATTAACGCTCCAACCACAATGTCCAAACTTTTTGGCATTTATCTTATAAACACCTTCTAATTTTTCTTTATCCTTTAGACGGAAAACAAAGATATTATTAGAATCACTTTTATTAACTGTGCACTGTGCATACTTTCCTTTTTTCATTTCAACAAGTGCCTCTATTCCATCAACTGTCTTTTTATCTTCGACAATACATTTGATCGCTTCCAGATTGTACAAACGTAATGATTCTTTGAAGCATGCGTGTCCTAAAGTAAAGCCTGCAACAGTTAATTCTTTACCCTTGTCCGGACTATCGATATCATTGCGAATCTTAACCTTCATACCGACTCTTAAATCATCTTGAGTAAACGTCATGATCCTTTCACCCTTTCTACATTTTTTCAAATTCTTCAGATCCCATCTCTATCCAACCAAACCACGCCATCTTTTACCGAAGCATGGTCCTTAATCAACGACAAATCATAACCAGATTTTATAAAATCGATACACAAGCTCTCGTTACACCCATTCCCTAGATAAGTGTAGATCAACTCCATATCATCTCTATTAAAATCAGTACCCAAAACGCCATTAAATCCTTTTAGTATCTCTTTTTGACGATACATGCTAACCCCTTTGCAGCAGTGACGAGATGCCCAAGACACCATTTTACGTTCAAAATCTAGTTTGTTTTTAACATCCGCTAGGATAAAACTAGTGTTGCTATTAGGCTCTAAGACCAACTCAAGCCTTAATGTAATAAAAGCTTTGGGAAAATGCGGTCTAACACTCTCCATTAACAACTTTGCTATCTCATGATTGATCATCACTTATCGCCCCCCTCCACCTTTGCAAATATTCTGTTTCCGCATACTTTGAACGTCTCCCAATCAAACACTTTATCGGGATCTTCAATTTTATGTAGTGCCTCATCTATATCAATTATTGGACCTGCGTAGAGATCAAGTTGATTATAATAAGCAGTAGCTATCGCTTTATTGTCAACAACAACGTAGTAATGATAGTTGCATTGACCAAACTTATTAATCTCTTGATTAACCCTTGCCACCATGCAGTTTTTAAATTGCCAGGTCCATCCTGTAAGCTGTTTTTCCTCAGTCATTCCAACCCCTCCAATCTAACTAAAAGTCGCTTCTGGTTCTGCTTCCACTTCGACTTCATCATCGTTTTCCCATTCTGTATCAAGAATGACTTTGGTTTCAGCTTGGGATAGTTTCATGAGTGTTACCTCAAAATCGTTTAAAAATCTCAAAGAATTTAAATCATAACTACCTCTTCTATCAATTGACCATTTATTATCGTATTTTCTATGATTTGATAACTTGATCTGGAAATTTAATTCGTCATCTTGTTCGCATTCAAAAGTTAATACTGCATAACTCCAATCGTCCCATGGTTTTTCTTCAACACGTTCAACTTCGAGACTCGTTTTTAAATATTGATAACTCGGTTCGTCATCATAATCAATTTCTAGGTTGTATGTGTCGACATTTTTAGATGCATACTTCTGCCAAATTTTATATAGCTCACTGACTTTGATTTCTTTACGTTCTTCTGGAATCAAGATATTTTTGAAATTTTCTAGCAATTTTTTATTTTCTAATGCCGAGCTTTCCAAAACATCTACTAAAACAGCGTCTAATTTAGCAATGTATTTACTATAGTCATAACTTTCAAGGTGTGGAATCATCACGGACTTGACTTGTTCTTCAATCACTTTAGTCACGCCTCCATAATATCCCATTAAATCATCAAGAGCGTTTGCTATCCCTTTTTCTAACTTTTCGGCTATTAATCCCTCAACAATGCCTTCCTCTAATTTTTTTGTAATGATATCTTTAATGCTAGTTTCTAAGTTCATTTTAATTCCTCCAATTTTTTAGCGATCTCATAAACAACATTTACTGTCACACTGTTACCAGCTTGTTTATAAAGTTGTGAATCAGACAAACGTCTCACTCCTTTATCTCTCTTAGCCTTGTCAATGGCTGTTGTTCTCTTTTTTATATTACGAATGCTATCAAAGTAAGCGTTGATCTCTTCTTTCATTAACCAAGCCGCTTTGTCAAACGCCCAATCAGGAAACCCTTGTAAGCGCCAACACTCTTTAGGGGTTAATTTACGTATTTCATAACCAGTGCTATTACCGTAGATTTTGGGCATATGAGAAGCTGTAAGCGTGTTTGAAACGTTTTGTTCATGATTGATAGCCAACTCACTAACTCCACTCTTTTTTTCATCCATACGATAAACTCTTACATCGCCATTTTCTTTTAAACTAATTCCTAAATTTTCATTAGGTCTAATTTTTTTAGCGATGTTATTTATATTATTTAAAAGAGCTGGCGACAAACCATTAGGGTCGTAGATTCGTTTTATACACTCTTGGCCTTTAATATTTAAATCTCCTTTTACCATTATTTGTTTAAGTTGTTTGTAGTCTGTCGCTGTCAGGCAACCCACTAAGCCTTGCGGACTATACACGACTTCTTTTTGTCCGATAGTTGCTTGTGGATTAGTACTTCCGATTACCTCAATACTAGTCGCTGTTGCATCTCCTTCGAGAGGAAATACTTTGGGTCTACTTGATCCTCTAAGATGTCCGATAATGAACACCCTTTCTCTGTTCTGGGGAACTCCAAAGTCTTTAGAGTTAAGCACTTCCCACGAACAGTCATACCCGAGC